GATGACTGTTCCTTCATTGTGCTCCTTATCGTTTAGCAGGTTAGAGATTTCCTGATGCACTGATTCCAATGCATTGATTTGTCCTATTATATACTTGTAATTCTCCATATTGTCAACACCTCCAGATGTGACTGATATAGATAATTCTTCTACTCTAGAGTTTAAAAATCTAATGAGTTTATTTATTACTGTTTCTAGTTGCATTAAACACCAACTTTCTTCATAGCTTTTTTATGACTTTTTGAAAACGACATTCCTTTTTTCATGTCTTTTTTCATGCTTGCCATATGCTTTGAAGAATGATGATTGCTGTGTTTTTTAAGTGTTGTTTTTTGTTTTTTACTTAACATTTCCATCTCCTTCTTGCCTGACGGATTCGTGAGTTAGGATCGTTACGTGTTTCTGCTGATGACTTTTTTAATTGTCCAAGTGATCTTGCGCAGTATGATTTCCTACGATTAGCAGCTTTTGATCCTGGCTTCACTTTCCCAGTCACGGCTGTTTTTAATTTACTTCCAGGGTTTGCTGCCCTGTAAGCTCTTACACCTTTAGCTGTCATTCCAGCTCCAGATTTTGTTGGTCTATAATTAGCGTTCTTACCTTTAGTAGTTTTTCTAATCATTAAATTTTTTGCATATTTGGATTATTAGATAGCATATTTTTTTCTGCTCTAGGTCTAGCATTAGAATCTTTGCTTCTTTTTCTAAGTTGAGCAATAGCAGATTCTTTTAACTGTTTTTGTTTTTTTAATTTTTCTAGATCTCTAGTTAAGTTCATTATACTAATCCTCCAAATGACATTTTCTTTCTTTTAGTAAATGTTGAAACGTTTGTTGGTTTGCCGCCTGGATTACCTGCTGCTCTTTTTCTGCTGACAGCACTCGCCTTTTGTGAGCTTGTCATCCGTGTGGCTTTTGCAAGTGGGACGCATTTCGGATATTTCCTTTTCGAGCCTTTGCTTCTCCCGCAAGGTTGATACTTGCCGTTCTTCTTCGGTGCTCCAATGTCTACCCATTTCTCTGATACCCATTTTCTTAATCCCATTATGAATTCTTTCCGTAAGCTCTCCCTTTTCCTTTTGAAGCAAGCTTACACATACCACCTGATTTTAACATAACTCTATCAGGCATCATTCTTCCACCACCCATCATCTTTTTTCTTTTCTTTCCACCAGGTGTTATCTTACCTGAACATACTCCTGATGCATACATATTAGCATATGCAGATGGATATACTTTAAACTTTCTTTTAGCTGCGGCTTTTCCTTTTGCACAAAGTTTAGCCATTACGCACCTATAAATTTTTTAATTTTTTTAGAAGTTTTGCCAGATAGTTCGGGCATTATTTTATTTGGTTTTTCACCTTTTAAAAGTGTTGTGTATTTCTTACCTTTATGTGTAAATTCTTTTTTACCAGATTTTCTAGCAAGTTTAAAAGCTGCGCCTTTGTCAGAAAGTTGTTTGCTTTTATCACCTGATATTGCTCTTTCACGATTAGTTAATCTTTTTTGTGCTGCTTTAACTTCTGCTGCTGTCTTTGTATTATACTCTAGTTTACCTTTAGTCTTATCATCTCTAGTAGATGTAAAAGTTTTCTTTCCAGATTTTTTTGCTTTACCAAATTGTTCGCCAAAAGTTGGTACAATTTTTTTTCTAATTTTTCCAAAGAAAGATCTGACTTTACCAGGCTTCTTTACACCGCCACCTCTTTTGTATCCTTTAGGTGTAACTTGATTATTGTATAAATTATTTGCCATTATTTATCTCCTTTAAATTTTCTTGCTATTTTTTTACCTACTTCTGCAGCACCAACAGCAGGGACTACAACATTTAAAACACCTTTAGCTACCTTCATAGCTTTTTTATTAGTTGCTTTTTGTCCAGCTTGATTTGCTTTGAATTGTTTTTTCTTAGTGTCTGAAACTACTCCACCTTTTTTCATGAAGCCCATTTTGTTTCTAACTTCAGTAGGTAATTTTTTCAAACCTTTGTTATCAGCAGGGACAGCTTTAAATGAACCACCCATTTTTTTACCTGGACGTTTAGAATAAGCTTTTTTAAGTTTACCTAAAAGATTTTTTGTTTTTTTAGGTAATGGATTTGCTTTTACTTCTAATCCTATTTTTCTAATTTTATCCTCTACACTTCCACCCATTTTAAATTTTTTTCTACCTTCTTTATTCATTTCCATTATTTTTTTAATACCAGGATAGTCTTTAGCCTTACCCATACCACCTGCAATAATTTTTTTAACTTTTGGTTTTTTAATTTTTCCACCATCTTTATACATAGGTTTTTGCATCATACCGCCACCCATCATTTTTTTTCTCATTATTTTTTTCCTCCGTTATTTTTAAATATTTGTGTACCCTTTATACCATAGATGCTCGCCACGACAAGAATCCATAAATTTGTAAACCATTTTGGAAGCTCCGAGAACATATCAAAAAACAATTTTACTTTGTCCATCGCTGTCGGATCGTCCGATACCACTGCCCAGGCCAAAATTGCTATGGGCAAACTTAAAATTATCAAAACTGCCTCGTCCTTCCAGTCCGATTGTCTAGCCTCAAGGAGTTTTCCCTGGTAAGCTTCCTTACCTTCGGCCATACGTGATGCATGCATAAGCTGTGCATCTGACATAGCTATTTTAGTCTTCTGCTTGTTAGCATAAATTTTACTTCCAGCAGAGACGGCTAGTTTAATTGCCGATAACCACATAATTTAGTACCAAGTAGCGATTTTCTTTTTATTAGATAACATTCTCTTAGTACCTCTAACTTTTTCCTTGTCTCCTGTAGGAATATAGTTGAAAGCACCATCAGCTGTAGTCTTAGATCTAGGATCTACTTCTATATTCTGACTTGGAACTGCCATCTGTTTTGCTTTTTTATAGTTCATCATAATATTTACCTTTTGTTAAACTAATATACCATTAATTTTCGTCAATAACAGACATTTGTTGTACACCAGACTTAGCAAGGCTAACTCCAGCTCTTAATTTAGCTAAATCTTCGTTTTGTTCAAGCTTATCTTCAAAATTATCTTTAGATTGTAGTAATCTTGCTCTTGCAAGTTCTTGTTGTGCTTGATCATTTTCTTTTTTACGTTCATTTTCCATGGCTCTAAGGTCAACTTCTCTAGATTTTAATTTTAGTAAAGGATCTGAATCAAATTGTGATGTAATTTTGTTTTCTTCCTTCATAAAATCTTCTGTCATCTCTGCAATCAACACTGCTTTTCTAGCTTCAATGGTTTGCATCATCTGTTGTAGCATTTGTGCAGCTTGTGGATTCGTTGGTGCTTGCTGTTGTAAGCTTTGCATCTGCATCATTTGCTCTCTAAACTCAATTTGTACTTGTTCTTGGGCCATGATTGAGATGTGCTCTAATATATTTTTTTGAATTGCAGCCATAACAACAGGATTGTTTCTAACCATGTTCGTTGACATAAAATTCAAGTGAGCTGTGATGTGTGCTCTGTGATCTTGACCAGGAAACGCCTGAAAAGGTTTCGCGTTTAATGCATTAATATGCTCGACACTTGGATCAATGGGTTGCACTTGAGCAGGAGGAGGTAATATCTGATTAACATCTTTTATTCCAATTGCTTCGTACATTTTTCTGTAGGCTGCGTACAAATTATGAATTTGTGGATTTGATTGAGCCAGTTGTAATTGTGTTTGTGCCAAACTAATTCTTTGTGACTGAGAAAATATATTTGGATCTGCAACAGGGATGATATCGATTCTATCATCAAAGTCTATTTGCTTAATTGTTCTAGCCCCTCCAACCACGTCATATGGATATTCAGGTGGTAAGTATTGAGCAATAATTTTTCCTAAAAATTTAAATTCTTTTTTCATTGCAGCGTATAATCTTTTATGAATTGCACTCATGACCCGTGATCCACGTTCCAATAATGCAATAGTTGTACCAACAGCTGCGCCTTGATTTCCATCTCCAACTTGCATATCAGCAATGGATGCAAATCTTTGACCTGCATTAACAACAATTCCCATTAATGATAATAATGTCTGAGAAGGTTCCTTGTAAGGTAATGGAAAGAATGCATCACGTAAAGATCCACCTGGTGCATCAACATCTTTAAACTCACCTGGTTGAATAGGAGACGCTTCGTCTCTTACTCTAACTCCACGTTGCTTGAATCCAGCTGGCAGATTAGATAACGTTCCCGCATCTAGTAACTGCCTTAGAGCCGCGGTCGCCGTACGAGACAGTCCACCTATCATGTGGATTAGACCGAAACCATAAAAACCTAAACCTGGTAAAAATTTAAAATGTACAAAATATTGTATCTTCTTTTTCTTAGCATCTTCTGGTGCATAATTTCTTTTGATAGATAAAATTTTTCTTGACGCTTCTTCAACGGTTACAATGTATGGAAGTTTAATTCCTGTTGGTTCACCTTCACCATCNATATCTTCAAAACCTTCAAGGTCTAAGTTTACATGGCACTCTAAAACATTGTANACATCTTCTTGCTTACCTGTTTTTTTAGTTCCAGAAATTTCTCTTTCCTTTTTTGTTAGCTCATCATTGTTATCAACACCTGGTGGGCCAAGCTCAACATCAGAATAGAAACCGCTGACTTGTGATTTTCTTAAATCGTTTTCAGAAATTTTTAAAGAGTGGATGATTGATTCCGCTTCGTCTAATGAGGTAGCCGTGTACGGAACAATCAAATCCTCAGCAGGAATAAATTTACTCACTGCTCTCCCTAACAACTGGTCATAGTATACTTTTTTAAAAGTAGAACCAGCTAATGGTAAATGAAATAACATTTGATCGAACTCAGGTTCGTATTCTTCCATTTGATCCATTAAAAGATAATTCATATAATCTTTAACTCTTTGAGACTGTTGTTGAACAGGAGGAGAATCTACTCCGATAACATCTGTTCTTACAGGGCCGCCTGCAGGTAATAATTCTTTATAAGCTTGCGCTTGAAATTGTGTGACTGCTTCAGCTAGCACTGGGTGTGTTGCACCACTTGCTCCTTGAAAAGGTTCAGTTCTGTTTTCGTATTTGAATCCTAAAAGATCTAGACCTTGAATGTAAGATTGTTCCCAATCTTTTCTAGATGATTTATATTCCATGTAATTGTCAACCATTTCGTTTCCGATTGGTTCTAAAATATCTTCGGGTAAAATGTCAGCNAAGTTATCAAAATGATTCTCGGTTCCTGGAACATTGATTGCTCCTGGTTCAAAGTCTAATGTAACTCCACCATCCTCTTCAGGTATAACTTCTACNGGACCTTGTTCTACTACTTCCTCTTCTACAACTTCTTCTTCAGCTGGTATTTCTACTTCTGTTCTAAGTTCATTAGGAAGGGACTTATCTATATCTGCCATTTAAAATTTCTCCAATGTTAGCTTCTAACTTGTTTTAAAGGAACTTTCAACCCCTGTGGTGTTGGTCCTGATTTTGGTGGTGGGCCAGATTCCACTCCGCCTGATCCAAGTGGTTTATCAATCATACCACCATCTTTCATCTCTTCTCTCATTTCTTTTGCAACTAGGTCTGCTGCAGACTCTTCTGACATATTGCCAGACATTTCTCTGACCCGTCTTTCAAATTCTTTTTTACGTTCCTTACTATAATTTTTTGTGTACAGATCTGTTACGCTAGACATTAATAATAATTCCTTTTCTTCTTCTCAACAACTTCATCCACATAATCTTCTGGGTGTTCAATTAGTCCACCTTGTCTAAATCTCATAATCGCTTGTGTAGTGGAGTCGACCAAGTCATCATGATCCCCGTACGGAAAAGCTGCACATTCTTCAATGACATCTTCCGCAAACTTTTTCTCAGGGGCCCATATCATACCAGATTCGAACAAAGGTGCAACAGCATTTACACGGGCATGCTTATCGTTTCCACGTGAAGGGGTGAAGTTCATTACTGGTATATCCATTTTCCGTAGCTCATAGGTCAAAGGCAATCCAGAAGCTTTCGCCTCAATGATTACTGTTTCAGGATTCCAATACCGATATTGCTCTAGTGCAAGTCTTTTTAATTCTGGAAATTCATACCGTCCTTTAATTGAATCAAGTAAAATTAAATTAGCACCCGAGTCTTCACTTGGATACCAAACACCCCAAGTAGTAATAGCACTATAATCCGCTGTTTCTTTTTTAAGGAATGCGGTATCATAAGATTGTATGACATGATAAATGGCTGGGATGTCATCTCCTTCATAAGTCTTCCACCACTCACGTTTTAATATAGCACCTTCTTCACTAGTTGGTTGTTGCATCCATTGTGCGTTCCACTTAGCAACAGGTAATGCAGCTTTAACTTTTTCTAACTCATCCATCTTCCAATACTCAGGCCAGACAGGTGCAGCGTCATCTGATTCATGGTCCATGATTGCTGGAAATTCGACCACGTGCCATCGATCAGCTTTCGCTTCTTTCTGTGAAGCGACCAAGGCTCCTGTTAAATCTCTTGTACTCCATCTTGTCATAACTAAAATAATTTTA